ACCGATATGTTGAAAAATCCTTCAAAGAGATGTCAATTGATGACCCTGAGTTTAGAGGATGTGAAATTCTAGTAGGCTGTGACCTCAGCGTAAATGATGATATCTCAGCAATCAGCTATTTGATTATCAAAGATGATATATACTATTACTTCAATGACTATTATATATGTTCTGAGGCACTAACAACAAAGAAAAATAGAGTTAGATATCAGGAAGCCCAAGCCAAGGGACAAATTAAAATAATCGAGGGTCCGGCAATTGATTACAGCGTTATAATAAATGATTTGGTGAAAAGAAACCAAACGCATACAATCAAACTAATTGCTTTTGACCCATACAACGCCAAAGATTTTCTGAAGCAATTGGATGCTGAAGGTTTTTATTTAGTTAAGATTAGTCAATTGGGTGCCACCCTTAACGGGCCACTGAAGGAACTTCAAAGATTGTTTTTACTAAACAAGATAGTTTTACAAACATCTGACATTACGGCGTGGATGTTCAGCAATGTCGTAATCAAAACTGGTTATACTGGTTTGATAACAATTGATAAATCAAACTCAGGAACAAATAAGGTTGATGGCGTTGCAGCAATGACAGACGCTCTGGCCGGATATCTGATAGCCCCAAGTTACGGTTTTCATGTTTGGTAATAAAATACCATAAAAGTTGTATTTAAGAAAAAGATTATATGGCTAACATATTCACAAAAATATTTACTAAAGAAAAAACCATTGAACCTGAAGCACCACTTGAAAAACGTGATGTATCAAACTTTGATGATTTCTTTTACAATCCTGTATTAGGAACTTTCAACTTTCAGGGTTACAATACCTATTCAAACATGCAGGCGCTCAAGCTTAGCGTTGTATATAGATGTGTTCAAGTTATTTCTGATAGTATAGCAGTTCTACCATTCGAACCTTATGAGATTCGGAACAACTGGAAATACAAACTAACCAACGATTTAAGTTATTTACTCAATGTTCAGCCCAACCCGCTGATGAGTGCCTACACGTTCAAGAAGCAGATTATCGAATTTATTCTGACGCTTGGAAATGCATACATTTTAATCAAGCGAGATTCAGATAACAATGTCAAAGAACTTCAGCTATTAGATAGTAGGTATGTAATGGTAATGATTGATGGAACACAAATCACTTTCAACAGTACTTTCTTTCTAAATCCTGATGGTAAAAAGACGTATCATAACATTGCCACTGGCGATTATTATGATGATAGTGATATTATCCATATAATGAACCACTCAGTTAACGGTGTTATTGGGATGTCAACAATTCAATCCGCAGCAATGACGCTTGGTATAGCTTACGCAGCTGAAGACCATGTTCAGAACTTCTTTTCAGGTGGTGCTAACCTCAATGGAATTTTAAGACCATTGGCAGGCGTAAACATGAACGGGCAAAAAGCGGCAGACGCCAAGAATAATTTCATCAACGCTTTGAATTCAAACGCAGGCGGAAAATCAGGTTCAATTGTCGTTTTAGATTCAGGTTTGGAATACCAACCTATCAGCGTAAACCCGCGCGAGGCCCAGCTGCTCGAATCCCGACAATTTGGAATTGGTGAAATCTGCAGATTTTTTGGATGTCCTGTTGAGAAAGTTTTTGATATGCAACATTCCCGGGCTGGAACATCTGAAAGCAGTCAGATTGATTTTTACAATAGTACACTTTTGGGCTATATAGAAAAAGTGGAAAATGAATTTGGAAGAAAGATTTTTACCCGCATAGAATACGGCAAAACAGGGTTATTGTTTGATGTAGAAAAACTAATGAGAATGGATTCATCAGCTCAATCTGAATATTATACAAAGATGTTTGGAATCGGAGCTCTTACAAGTAACGAAATCCGTGAAAAAATTAACGCTGGCCAGCCAGTTAAAGGTGGTAACGATTCATACATCAGTACGAATTTACAAAAACTCAGCAACCCTGTCGTTCAGGGAGCTAACCCAGACCCAGTACCAACTGGTTTTGTGGACAATAAACTTAAAATAGATAATACAAATGGAAAACAATAAAGAATACGAAGTTCGACAAGTAACAGAGCTAAGAGCAGTTGGTGATTCAAGAGTAATTGAAGGAACTGCAATAGTTTTTGAAAAGGAAAGCATTGATTTAGGTGGTTTTAAAGAAGTCATCAAGCGTGGGGCAGTAACACAAGAATTTATTGATAGTCAGGATATTTCAATGAAATATAATCACAGTGATACCAACGGAATTCTTGCCAGAAGAAATAAAGGTAAAGGCTCACTCGATATAAATGTAAAAGATGACGGCGTTGAGTTCAGATTCACCGCTAAGAATACGAATTTAGGTAATGAAGTATTGGAAAGCGTTCGCAATGGCGATTTGTCAGGATGCTCATTCAGTTTTAAAATTGCTAATGATGGCGACAAATGGACAAAAAGGTCTGTAGGCTATCTGCGTGAGGTAAAAAGTATATACGCAATCAAAGATTTAAGCATAGTTACCCAACCAGCTTATGAAATGACCACATGTAATACAAGGGGCTTGGATGAACTTAAACAAGCTGAAGAATTACAAGCACAATTAGACAAAGAGGTTGAATTAAGAAAAGAACAGGATTTCAATGATTACTACAAAAGTATTTTAAAAGAATACCTGTATAAATAATTTTTGGTTTTGTGTATTTAATAGAAATAACAATAAAATAAAAGGAATAATATATTTTGAGATGAACAAACAAGAAATGTTGAATGAGATAAAATCACGCCAGCTTTCAACTGCGGAAGTAATGGATAAAATTGCAGTAGAAAAACGTGAATTGACCAATGTTGAAAAAGTGACTTTGGACAACTATAAAATCGAAATTAAAGACTTCGAAGAAAGAATAAAATTGGATGCTGAAGCAAAACCAAAAATGATTGTCGGAGTTGACCGTACTGAAAATACTTTCAGGCTTTTGAAAGCTGTTAGAGATATCACCAATGGAAACCGTTTTGACGAAAGGTCAATGGAAATGATTGCCAGAGGTCAGAAATCATTCAATGAAGCTAATCTTGGTTATCGTGGACAAATCCAATTACCTTGGGAAACACGTGCTACTCCAGTATTAGCTGGAACACTTGGTCAGGGAGGTTACACAGTAGACACCGACTATCTTGATTTAATTGGTGCTCTTCGTGGAGCTCTTGTCGCTGTTAAAGCGGGAGCAACTGTAATGACTGGGTTAAAAAATAACATTGCAATACCTGTTTATTCAGGTAGTACCGCAGCTTGGGCAACTTCAGAAAACGCAAGTGCTGCTGAAGGTATTGGCGGCTCGCCTTTCACACAGGTAACATTGTCACCTTACAGACTTACAACCTACATTGATGTCAGCAAGCAATTTATAGCTCAGGATTCAACAAGTTCAGAACAACTTTTGATGCAAGATTTAACACTTGCAATTATGAACAAATTGGAAGACACTATATTTGATGCTACAGCAAGTGGTTCAGGTAGACCAGCAGGTATTCTTTATGGAATGTCAGATACCTACTCAGGTGCAACAACTTGGGCAAGCGTTGTTAAGTTGGAAACAACTGTAGAAACCGCTAACGCTCTTACAAAGAACTTGGCGTATATTGGAACACCAGCTTTAAGAGGTGTAATGAAAACAATGATGAAGAACGCAACCTATGGCAGCACCCCGATTATTGACGCAACCGCAGGAATTGGTTACGCTAACTCAAGCGTATCAAATGGTTATGTTTATGAAGGCGTTATAAACACCGCCAATGGATATCCTTTCTACAGTACATCACACATGAACAGTGGAAACTTAATTTATGGTAACTGGGCAGATTTACTAATAGCGAATTGGTCTGGACTGGATATTACGGTGGACCCATACACGCAGGCCTTGCTTGGAACTGTCAGATTAGTAATTAACAGTTATTGGTCGTTCGTTAAACGTAGAACCGCCTCATTTGCAAAAAATACAATGTATTAATAGATTTTTCATATTTTCATTAATAGTTTTTTTTAAAAACCGCCGAGATATAATTCTCCGCGGTTTTGTATTTAATAGAAATAGAGATTACAATGCAAATTTCAATCAATGATTTAAAGAGACAAATTAATATCGAACTCGATTATACAGATGATGATATATTCTTGCAACATCTTTTAGATGCGAGTACTTCAGCTGTTGAGACTTACCTGGGCGTGAACGCCTTAACTGGCTACACAGGTTTTGAAGTAAGTGGATATACATCAAATGTGCCCGTGCCAACAGAAATTATTCAATCTATAGTTATGCTAGCCGCTCACCTTTACCTTAACAGGAATATAGTATCATTTGGAATAGGTACAGAAATACCTTATAGTTTCAAATTCCTTTTGGGGCCATATAAAGATTATGTAATTCAATAATGAAATGAATGTTCAATTACCAGTATCAGATATGCGTTGGCCAATTTTGGTTAACCAAAAAGTTGTAACACAAGACAGTTATGGTGGTGAGGTTATAACATGGAATACTATCTATTCATTGAAAGCTGCAAAGAAAACCGAAAGTGGTAATAAAAATGTAACAGATGAAGAGGTTTTTACAGATTCTAAAATAACGTTTATTATACATTATAGAGATGTTCAAACTGATAATGTCATTGTATACAATAACAAAAATTACCGAATAACTAACCTAACTGAGATTGGATTCAGGCAGGGGTTACAGATAGCAGTTGATTTAATAGTAGAGTAAATGAAACCAAATAGTGCAGATTATATTGATATATCAATTATTGGTGACAAAGAGCTTGAGAAGCTATTTGATGAACTAATTCCAAGCGTGCAAAACAGTATAGTCTTGAATGGAATGAAACAAGCCGGAAAAATGATATTGGATGAAGCAAAAAATAATTTCAAATCATTAAAAAAAGGTGTACCATATAAACCAAAACCCAATTATAAGACTATTGAGAAATCTTTTGTAATGGAACCTATGAAATTCCAATTTGGTTTAAAGATTGGTGCAAGAAATTATATAGGAAGATTTGTTGATTTAGGCACAAAAGAAAGAAGTTATAAAAAAGGCGTAAAGAAAAGTATTTGGAAGAAAACAGCTGATAAATCTGGTGGTCATTTTACAGGTAAAATTGATGCTGAAGAATTTTTCTATAAAGCCGTAAAATCCAAAGGTGATACAGCTAATAACATGGTTGGTCTATTCATTATAGATA